AGAGCAGCATCAGGTTCATGGGCCTGCCCTCGGAGAAGTCCTTGCGCACCCGCCACTTGCAGTTCTCGGATACGCTCCGGCTTTCCTCCTGAGCGAAGGAAGCGAGGAAGGAAAGCATCAGTTCTCCGTCCCCGCTCAGGGTATCCAGCCGTTCCTTTTCAAAGAAAACGGCGATCCCGCGCTCCTTCAGTTCCCGGGCCGTTTCCAGCAGGGTGACGGTGTTCCGGGCGAAGCGGCTCACCGACTTGGTCAGAATCCGGTCGATCTTTCCGGCCCGGCAGTCCGCCAGCAGCCGCTGAAACTCCGGCCGCTCGCCCCTGGTGCCGGTGTAGTCCGCATCCGCATAACAGCCTGCGTAGGTCCAGCCGGGATGCTTCTGGATCATCTGGCTGTAATAGCTGATCTGCCGGGACAGGGAATGGAGCATGGCGTCCTTGCCGGAGGAGACCCGGGCGTAGGCGGCCACCCGGAGCAGCCGGGGCCGCGGCGCAGGGGCTGCCAGGGGATGAATCACTTTTTCCATCAGGCTTTTCGCCTCCTTTCCCGTTCATATTCGCTCTTATGAGGGAAGCTATCAAGCATTATTTTGATACAAACCGCCCCATACGGGAGAGAATTTCCGCCGCAGAAACCTATCGATCTGCACAAATTCTCCGGGTGTGACCAGCCCGTCCTCCCGCATTTGTCTGGCAATGGAGAGGGCCGCCCGGTAGTTCAGTTCCCGCTCGAACTGCTCCTTTGTCAGTATGGGCGCGGTCGGGTCAGCTTCCTCCCGAGGGGAGGCCGTCGGCTTTTTGTTTGTCGCTGCTGCAGTCGGGTCTGCTTCCAATCGACGGGAAAGCGTTGCCTTTTCGCTCTCCCCGGACGGAGACGCAGTGCTTCCAAAGCGATGACGGATATAGCAGGCGTGGCTGCAATACTTTCGGGAGGCGCTCCCGCCTGTCAGCAGCGCGTCGCACCCGGCGCAGTACCGGGGCGTCCCGCCCAGCA